CAAGTCGCAAGCTCGGAACATCCTGGTCAATCTTCAGGATGCTGCCTTCCGCACAGAGCCTCAGTTCTTGAAGAGAGTAGATGCCATCGTCAATGCGATGTCAGACTTTAATAGCCGCCCGATCAGCCGTCAGGCACTGTCGGAGATTGCGGGCATGAACAACCTTCTGAACCGTCGTCCGATTGAGGGCAACGGGACAGGCATGTCGCACGTCGTAACGCGCCGACTCAAGGCGTTTAACTCTGTAACGCTTCTCGGCTTCACCACGTTGACGTCCATTCCAGATACCGCGCTGCCTCTTATCCGCAGCGGCAACTTTGGCGCATTTGCTAAAGCCTGGAAGAACTACATGGCTGACCCAGACTACCGCCGCGCTTCCAAAAACTTGGGGGTTGGCATCGACAACCTGCTGCACCAGAAGATGGCAGAGATCGGAGGCGAGGGTTCGCAAAGGTTCAGCAACGCCTTCTTCAACTTTACCATGCTGACTGGCTGGACAAACGTCCAGCGCGAAGTCGGCGCTATGGTGGGGTATGAGGCAATGCGTGCTGAGCTTGGGAAAGCGACACGCCTGCGGCGTGAGGGCAAGACCAACTCTGCGTCTTACAGAACCTCAATGCGCTTCCTAGAGCGCTACGGCCTGACTGGGCAAGGCGCTTCATACGACTTCATGAAGCCAGGCGCGGTGGCCCTAGATGTAAGCAGCTCGGACGGAGCGGCCCATAAGGCTGTGCAACTTGCTACACTCAGGTTCGTCAACGAGTCTCTGTTCATGCCAAGCTCGAACGACATCCCGCAGTGGGCCAACACGCCTTGGGGCAGCGTCGTGTTCCAGCTCAAGTCGTATCCTCTCATGATGATGCGCCTGACAAACGACGTGTTTGGGGAAGCCAAGAAGGGCAACATGAAGCCGCTGGCCTACCTCGCGACGGCAGGCGTTGGGTTTGGCGCTATCGCACTCTCGGTTAAGGACGTCGTCCAAAGTCGTGGGGGCGATGACAACCGCCAGCGCGAGGTCCGCGAGCGCAGGCTAAGCCAAATGTTCCCTGGCCTTGCGGCAGCAGTCGGCATTCCAGAAGACAGCAACACTGACGCCGCCCTCGGCTGGTATCTTCAGTCCATGATGGCTGTCGGTGGCATCGGCCTGCTTGGCGACTTCTTCTTCCAAGCCGCAGAGCAAGCTGACAACGGTGCATACGGGCAGACGCGGATGATGTCTTACGTCCTTGGGCCTAGCGCATCGCTTATCCCTGCCGCGATGGACGTGGCGGGCGGCGTGTCTGAGGCCGCGTTTGGCGGGACAAGCCCAGGCAAGACTCGCCAAGCTCTGCGAACTGTAGCTGGCAGGGTTCCGATCTTAGGTGGTGTCGGTGACTTCCGCGAGACCGCCGCAGACCTTGGAGGCGACCCAACTGGGACTAAGACAAACACAGGCACAGGCTCCAGCTTCTCGTCAGGCTTCGGCTCTGGCTTCAAGAACGGGTTTTGAAAGGCAACATGATGGCACAAAAAAACGAAGTGATTATCCATTGTTCGGATACGCGCCCAGACTGGATGTCTGGCCGCCCGACAGCGGAGAAAGTCGCTGAAATTCGGCGTTGGCACGTCAAGGAACGCGGCTGGAAGGACATCGGATATGCCGAGATCATTGACAGGGACGGCACTCGCTACCCTGGCAGAGACACTGACAACGACGGTGACACATGGGAAGAGATTGGGGCGCACGCCGTCGGCCACAATACAAACTCAATCGGGGTTTGCCTGCTGGGTGGACACGGGTCGAAAGCAACCGACAAGTTTTCTGACAACTTCACCCCAGAGCAAGAGCGCTCGCTTCTCCGCTTGCTTGGCGAGGTTAAGGCGCGTTACGGCAGCGTAAAAATCAGCGGCCATAACGACTACGCCCAAAAAGCCTGCCCTGGATTTAAGGTTTCAGACTGGCTGGCAAACTCCGAGCGCAGTCAGCGAGCGAGTATTTCCGAGTCTAAGACGATCCAGGCTTCGCAAGTTGCCAAGGTGGCGGCGGTGGCAAGCCCGATTGTCGGGATGTTCTCTAACGTCCCGTGGCAAACACTGGCAGTCATGGGCGCGTTCACTCTGATAATCTTGCTCGCGACTGGGATTATTGACTTGGAGCGCTTGAAGAAATGGAGGCGTGGGGATCGGTAATGCTTACTAAGCTCCACTCCTACGCTCTTTTCGCAACTGCCATAGTGTTGGCGGTTGTCGGTGTGTATTGGCGCGGCGTCAGAGATGGCGTCGCAAAGGTCGAGTCGAAGATAGACTCAGCCAGGCTCAACGCTGCACTCGAAGCAAATAAAATTGAAAGGAGCGTCGATGCGCTTTCTGATACTGACTTGCGTGATCGCGCTGGTAAGTGGGTGCGCTAACCCGTCTGGAAATTACTGTGACATTCACAAGCCACTTCTTTTTGGGAGCGGCGAAACAGTCGAATGGCTTGGCCAAAACGACCAAGACCTACTCCGTGGAATTGTTACAGAGAATGAAAAATGGGAAGCAATCTGCAATGGGTAAAAGGGCTTGGTGATAGACTGAGCGGGTGGGTAACCTCCTTGAGTCGAGTTGCAAACAACTGCCTCTTTGACGGCCCATCTGAAAGTCTTTGCTCCCGCGCTTGGAGGCTACGGGGGCAAAGCAAATTTTGGATGTGTTGGGTAAGAGTGTTCGGTCGCATACACTGCGCTAAGTCGTTCCGCGAATACCACGGCGATCAAGAGGAGCGCTGATTTTTCCTGTAAGTGGCGGCGGCAACGCTCCCTATTATGAAGTCGAGCGTCTTCTCCAGCCCGCCATCTATTCTTGTGTCGTTGACGATTGAGATGGTGGGAGCAATTTCGTTTATTTCACTTGAGTGAGTTGCGTCTGGCGGCTCGTCCTGGGTCGATAGTGAAATGACTATTCCGCCCATCGACTTTATCCGTTGGCCCTCGTTGAAGAACCTCACGTCGTCCGTCACTACCAACTGGCCACTGTCCATCATCGCTTGCGCCTTGTGCTGCCACATGGCCCCCCAAAGATCGCCGCCGATTATGTCCCGACCCCATTCCGTCCCCAGCGTCTGCATTGCAAATCGGGGCGTCTTTCCGCATAGCAAGTCGCATGGTAGCTCCTTCAGCTTCCCTTCGATGTGGTCCTCTGTCAGCCCAAAGCCACGAAGCATGTCTTTCAGTGGCCCAGCAAACTTCAAAACCTCATAGTTATATTTCTCATGTAGGTATTGTGCAGCATAAGATTTCCCGCTGCCCATACGCCCTGAAAAACCTATCAGACTTGGGATCATTTGCCGTCCTCCTTGTCAGCAAGTGCCAACCTGAGTGCAAGAAGTTCAGCAGAAAGCCAGCGCAACTTGTCCATCGCCTTGCGTCGGTCATCCAATTGCTTTGAGTTTATGCTGTCGTCGTCAGCGACCTGCTCAATAAGCCACTCGACATCACGAATCCTGTCGCGGCAGCTCGTCATCTGAGACTCTACCTCAATGATCCGTTTCGTTATTTCCAGCTTTGTGTGAGGTGTCTTCATTACTTTTTATCCAGTGGTGTATATGGCATCCAGCTAGAGCAGACGTCGCCCCCGCATGTTTCGCAGGCAAATGTCCCGTCGTGATTTCCTGTAGAGCGCCCACAAGTCCTGACGCTTCTTTCTTTCGGAAGCTCTCCACGCCAGCAGGCGTCAACCTTGAAGCATCCTCTGCAACGCCAGTCACTCTCATCAATGCTGCACTTTGCGGCCATATTAGAAAGAACTCGCTCGACCTTGAGGTTCAAAGACTCAAAGCGGAAGACGTCAAAGTCGACATACTCGTGATGGTATGCGCTGTTGTTCTTGTTGTAAGCGACGAGGACGAACCGCTCGATGCCAGACATCCCCATCATGAACTGCATTTGGTCATAGTAATTTGCGTGTGAGACCTTCACGCCTTTCTTCGCAAACTCGTTGAACTTGTTATCGTTCATAGATTTGATCTCGACACCGACAACCTTGTCGTCGATCTCAGTTAGCCCATCTGCGTGGCCAATGGCGTGACCGCCATAGGCCGTGTAGCGCCACTGCTTCCCAGTCATAGGGTCTTTCTCCATGACGTGGACGCCGCCTTTGGCCATGTCCTTCACGACAAGATATTCAATGCGGTGTCCGTCACGGAAAATACGCTTCAGTTGCTCGCTGGGTGGGGTATCTGGGTATCCCCGAAAGCTGAAAGCGATGCTCGCCTCGCAACTTTGACCGACACCAGATGCGCCAATGTATGCTCTCGCCTCGCCTCTCGGCTCGTTGGAGTATGCGTCTCTGATTTTGCCACTGATGTCGGTCATTGTTGTTCCTCAAAACGGGATGTCGTCGTCCAACTTCATACCGCCGCCAGTCGCTTGGGGCGCTTGAAAGTTATCTTTAGTCACCGCACCCGCCTGAGAGCCAAGCTCCGATGGGGCAAAGAAATAGTGGACCGCCGAACCAGTCTTCGTCTCGCCGTTTTTTTCGTAGCTGTCTGCCTTTACAGCAACTCCGACCCTTAGACCGCTCATGGACGACACGTCGCCTGGCTTGTCGGGGTTCGGGTGGCCGCCGTGGACAAGAAGAGCTTTGAGCTGCTCACGACCAATGCGGGTCGCATCATGCGAGGACGGGACGTGGACGTTGATCCAAGTCTTGATCGTCGCTTCAGAAGCGGTGTCCTTCAAGACCACCTCAACCTGCTTGCCATTTTGTCGCGTGTCCCGCAACGCGGCAGATTCCACGACGCAGAGATATTTTCCAGGCTGTAGCATGGAAGACTGACGCACCTCGACGCCCGAAAGATTGAGTTCGTTAAATGAAAATGCCATGAGATCACTCCTCGCTTGGCTGGTTTGTTTCAGGTGACTGCGCTTCTTTCCAAGCAACAAAGGTTGCGTCGTCCATGTCCATTCGGCGGAACAAGTCGACAATGTTGCCAGTGCGCTCGACCGCCCGAAGCCTGCGGTTCTCGTCACGCACTTTGCCTTTCCACCCCTTCACTTCTTCTGTGACGACGTATCTAAGGACTTTCTGGCCAGTCTTACTGTCCCCAGAGGTCGATCTGACGCCGCAAAAAACGCAGTCAAAGATGCCAGGGAGCTGCTGCATGGTGGCTTTGCCGCCCACCATTGGCCAGTATTCGGTGTTGCCGTTGTCGTCTTGGTTTTCTTTGGCGAGTGCCGTGACCAAGACGTGCATAGGCATGTCGCGAACCGCCTTACACGCCCCAACTAACTGCGCCGCATGGTTGCCCCACACCTCGAAGCCGTTGGCGTTTTTCTTACCTTGGCGCTTAGCGCTTTCTTGTGCTTCGATCTCTGCGGCCTTCATTGAGTGGTCACTCAGCTCAGTGAGGCTGTCGATGCCAATCCACTTGTAGCCGCGAGACTTAAAGTCGTCTGTCCGCGTCCACTTAAAAATGTCCACAAAGCTGAAGATGCCGTTGTCCGCATCGGAGCCGCCGTCCCATGAGGAGAATGGCAAGTAGTCAATCCCCGCAGACCTGATCGACGAAAGACCTGACTCGCCGCTCACGATGAAGCCTGGGCCATAGTGGTCCTGATAATGCTTAAACTGCGTGGTCTTTCCCCAGCCGTGGTGGCCATACAGGAGACACTTCCGATAAGATGTCGTGTGGTCCTTCGTGTTAAGGGGTGCAAACATTTACGCTACCTCCGCTACTTTGATCTGCGCCTTGCCCGCCTTGCGCGTCAGCGCTGGCAGCAAAGCCTTTTGCTCTGCATCGTCGAGCTGCTGAAACCTACGCTTGTCGACGGACAAAGAGCGTTTGACGTGATCTGGAAGGCTTGGGTGTTCCTCTAGGATTTCCTCAAGGATTTCGGTGTCCCACTGCCAGCGTTCAGGGCGGTTGCAAATCACAGCATACTTCCCGCCCACGACCAAAACAGCCTCACCAGACTCGTCGGAAAATTCTGTCGACAAGCCGTCTGAAAGTTTCTCCAGCTTGTCCTTTGTATTCTCAAGCTCGCGGCTCAGCGCGAGGAACTCTTCAGCCATGCGCTCAAGGTCTGATCGGTTCGAGATGTTTATGTAGGTGTCCCAGTCGGACATTGGCTTTCTCCCGTTAAAGTTAAAGTTGATAGGGACAAGCTATATCCAAGACATATCTCAAGCAACCATTAGGCATCCGTTTTGTCACACAAAGGTGACACAGATGTTTACCAGACGTGACAGCCCCAATAAGTATTGCCCTATTAGTAAGGAGAAAAAAGATGGGACTGCGCTTCAACGCGGCAAGGCTTGTAGAGGACTGCGGTGGTGTTTCTGCCTTCGCTCAGTGCTTGGGCAAAACAAGGACAGCTCCTTACCGAGCTATAAATACTGGGTATCTCGGAACCCCAACGCTGGCGCGTCTGCTGGCTCAACATCCGCACCTTAACCTTCATGATTATTTCGAGGAAACCAATGAAACAGCAGCAGAAAGCTGAATGGGTTGCCCGCCTGCGTGACGAGGCGGTTGCCGCCTTGGATCGCGGCTGGAACCTGATACCGATCAGCATAAACAGCAAGAAGCCTATTATCAAATGGCTCGACTTGCAGAGCCGCACACTAACAATAGACGAGCTAGACGACTGGTTCGACAACGGTGTGCCAAGCGCAAGCGGCCAGCGGATAGCCCCTTTCAACTTGGGCGTCGTGACAGGCTCTATCAGTGGCATTCTTATCTTAGACTGCGACAACGAGGACGCCTTGAAGCACGCGTCAAAGGCTGGCTGGACAACTCCATTCAGCGTTCAGACAACACGCGGACGCCACTTTTATTTCCGGCATCCAGGACATGGGAAGAGGTTCGCCAACAAGGTGGGCGGATCAGGTCGCGACTGGCCAGATGTAATCGGCTTAGACTTTAGGGGTGACGGCGGCTACGCACTAATGCCCCCCAGCTTGAAGCTATCAGAGGGCAGCGTGGTCCACCAATATGAGTGGGAGATAGGGGCTGGCCTTGACTGGGACGACTTAGAGTCATTCCCTTGGCGGGGGAATCCGACCAATGTGGAGGTCTCACAGGAAGAGTTTTCATTCGGCGCGTTGGACTTATCCAGCGTGAAAGTATCCAGCCCACTGGATGGCGCTAGTATATACGAGCAGACGCGCGTGCGTGTGGCCTTGCTTGGCCGAAAGCTCAGCGATGGGGACGGGAGAAACAACTGGCTGGTCCGCTTCGCTGGTCAGAAGGTCCGCGCGGGGCTGACTGGCGATGATCTTTTGCTCGTTGTCGGCAAATACATGGACGAGTTTTTCAGCGACCACCTCGATGACGGTGAGGTTGCTACAGTTTTACGCAGCGCGACTGATATGGATCGCCGCAATTACCCAGAGGATTACGACTCAAGCGGCGCTCGAAAAGTGAAAGCTCCTGAGCCAGCGAAGCCAAGCGGTTTGTTGAGGCCAGTCTACTCTGGCGACGTTCAACGTCTGCTGGATACCTTGGGGGACACGGCATACTGGGCAGACCCTCTGATTGCTGCTGAGACTATTACACAGGTTGTCGGCTACAACGGCCACGGGAAGTCGTTTTTCTTGGCAGCACTACTGACTTCGATGGCTGCTGGTCGCCCTGCGTTCGGGCCATACGACACGCCAAAGCCTGCAAAGGTGTTTTATTTAGATTACGACAACCCTGCTCGCACAGTGCTGCACCGCCTCGGTGGCTTTAATAAAATGTTTGGCGACACTGGAGAGCGGTTCGGCTTATGGACGCCGACACTGATACCGCCAGAGGAAGGTGGCGAGATGAACCTCGCGACTGAGAATGGCTTTAAGACGCTGGGGAATTGGCTCGACGTTGTCGACCCAGACATCCTTGTGATTGACACTGTCCGCAACGCGTTTGGTGGGATGGACGAGGCCAGCCCTCAAGAGTGGTTCAAGGTGAACCACGTCGCTAAGACAGTTCGCAACCTCCACCGCGCCAGCGTTGTCTTGGTCCACCACCGCAACAAGCCTGGGGAGGGCGGCCTTGGCCGCGAGGCAGGCTCTACGGCGCAGCTCACAGACATCGACACGCAGGTCATGGTCACTCAGGTGTTCCGCGACAAGACCGACGCTAAGACTAAGGCTGGCCTATTAGACAGCGACCTGAACGTCTTGGACATGGCTGATCGCGAATGGACCCCATACGGATACCTTGAGCAGCGCCTTGAGCCTGACAGCCGCTTGAAGATGGTGAGCCAGATCAGCTTCGGGAAGGTGCGCCAGCAGACCGAGATGCACCAGACGCATTACATCGGTTGGGCAGAGCGCCTGATGGACGGGTCACAATATGTAGTGTCCACCGCGTCCGCTAAGCAGAAGGCCGCCATCCTTTCATCGCGAGGCGAGACGCCAGAAAACATCGCCCGCAAGCTGAGTATGCCGTTGTATGAAGTGCGGAGGTGGGTCGCATGATCGAGCTTGAAAGCGCCGCGAAAAAAAGTGAGCCGACCTATATAGAACCTACTAGCTTACTAGCTAATTCTACAATGACAGGAAGAAAAGCCGAACAGGCTTTTCCTCAATCGAAACTATCTAGTTCTAAAGGGATTGTTAAGGGTTCGTTTTTGGTCAGTCAACCCACAATCGTGTTTGTGTCAGAAGAGTTGATCTCCACCCAAGCTGCATCCATTGAGCGCCCCCCCTTTTCGGGGGGCGTTCCTGTCATTGACTACCACATATAGAGGAGGAATTACCCCGTGAAGATACACCGCAGGCCGCTCACAAATCAGGAGCGAGACCTTCTGCGGTATATGCTAGATAACAAATACACTTACCGTGCAATGGCCCAGCGAGTGGGCGTCTGCACAGATACTCTAAAGCGCATCCTTATGCGCGAAGGCATTGCCGAATTTGAAGGGGCAAAATACGCAGTCGCTCCAGCCAAGTCAGAGAAAACATGGTCTCGTCCCTGCATCAAGTGCAGGACGACCACCCCTCGTCCAAAGTGGCAATATATTTGCGACCCATGCAAGTCTGGCGCTCCTTCTGGCGTTCCAGACTCATGGCTGGAGATGGACTGATGACTTCACCACAAAAAGCCAAAGGCGATAAATACGAGCGCGACCTGGCCAAGCTCATGGACAATGTCTTGTTCGGCGGTCGCGGCCAGGTCTTCCGCGCTCCCCTCTCTGGAGGGGGGCGCAACATTGGCGGCGGTGGACGCGCCGACCTATCTGGCACCCCAGACGTTTGGGTCGAGGCTAAGCGCACCGAGCGCTTCCAGCCCTACGAGGCGATGGCCCAGGCAGAGCGCGGCATCGCGGCCTCTCGAACCACTGACATGCCCGTGGTCATATCCCGCCGCTCTCGGATTACTGACGCGAACTCTCTCGTCGTCATGCGTATGTCTGACTGGCTAAATCTTTACGGAGCCTACTTGGTCTACATAGGACATGACATCCCAGACCCCACCGACCCTCTCGATGAGTTGCACGCGATCCTGAAGACATCGGACGACGCGGATAACAAAGTCGTGGCATTCTCCCCTCGAAACACTCGCGAGGACTAACGCCATGTGGACAATGCTATTCTTCATATGCACCCCCACTGCTTGCATGGCCACGACTGGCGACACGGACCTCCCATCTTTCACCGAGTGCCGTGCCACCGCCGACTACACCATCGCCTTGGCCGAGCGCCGCTGGCCTGAATACATTTACCAATCTGTCTGCGTCCTTGCAGGCCAACCAACATAAGGAGCGCACTATGTGTGACGATTGCCCAACCCCCGCCGCTTGCGCTAAGTCTGGATGCCAAATGACGCCCCGCGCCCAAGCGTCCCAGCAATTAGCCGCTATGTCAAAAACGATCACGGTGACGAAGCCCACGCGCAAGACGGTCCAGCCCCTAAAGTGAAGCACGCAACCAAGCGGTGTAGCATTTGCAAGTTCACCCTGCCGACTTCCAGCTTCTACCCCCGCCGCGCCAGAAGTGGTTCTGGCGAAGACGGGCTGCGCTCAACATGTAAAGAATGCGCGCGCGTGGCCAGTGCGTTCACGACACCGACCAAGCGCCTATCACGTTTGTTGAGCAACGCACGCTACCGCGCACAAAATCGCGGCTCGCCGTTTCCATCGGACCTCACGACCAGCGACCTCGTGTCTCTCCTTGAGGCGCAGTCTGGCCTCTGCGCTTTGACTGGCGTCCCCCTCACATTCCACACTGTTCCAGACGGCGACCGCAGGGCGCTCTCCTCGGCGGCCTCGATTGACCGCATCGACAACTCCCTTAGCTACTGCCGCGACAACATCCAGCTTGTGACCACCACTGCCAACAGGATGAAGGGCGCACTCACCGAGCGCGCCCTCCTTGAGCAGTCAATCATGATAGTAGAAACGCTGTCTAAGCGCTTGTAGCGTCGGCCACGACGAACTCTCCGCACCAATCAGTGCCGTCCGTAACTGGCCATCCTCCTGGCGCGTCTGACTCGAAGCCATATCCAGTATCCGCACTGCTCCCGTCGAACACCCTCGGTGGATACCGCCGACAAATTCCCCACGTCGCCACGGCCTTCCCGATAAAGTCGGCGTGGCAGTCAACTTCCAACCAAAACTTGCACGTTTCGCAGCTCATTTCACACCATCCTTCTGCCATCTGTAGATCGCGCTGATCGACACATTGTGTATAGCCCCAGCCGTAATGATCCCCAGCCTTTCGGCGTCCTTCAAGACTTCGATGCGCTTCTCGTGCGGCAGTCCGTATTCCTCATGATATGGGTTACTCATTTCACTGCCTCCTTCCGTGCAATCGCAGCCTTCAAGTTTTCCGTCAGCGTCTTGATCTCCTCAAAGTCGCCAACCGCAAGACCCTTACGCTTCGCATCTGCAATCAGGTTGTCGGCTTTCCTCTCGATCCTGCCCAAGTAAATCCCGACGATGTCCACGTCGCCCACTACTCTCGTCACGTCCACGCCCTCCATTACTGCTCTCCCCTCTTTGTGATTGAGAGTTCCAAGTCCAAAGCCCCAGCGACTGCCTCAAGGCTCACCAGGTTTGGGTTTCCCCAGCTCTTCCAGCTATGTATCGTCGAGCGGCTTACTCCGCTCTGCGTCGAGAGGCTGTCGAACGTCTGGCCTCTCTCTTCCATCTGCTCAAACAAGACCCGTATAATTGGGTGTGTTCTGAGGTCTCCTGAATGTTCTCTTGGTGGCATTCTAATTGCCCTTCCCATTGCTTAATGTTTGCCGTGCATCTCCGCGCTGGCGCTCATTCCAGCACACCACGAAACTTCGTTTCGCTACCTGTGGCTAACATATCTTGCACGTCTGTCAACAATTTAAGACATAACCTGCCTTGTCATATTCGCGCCCAAGATATGTATAGAGATGTTCAACTTATGCTCCAACACGTCCACGCTAAACCAGCGCAACCGCATGAAACCAAATGAAAAAGTCACGCACTTTCACACGCAACTCTGGCCCAGATATGTCAAGACGTCTTAGACTACCCCTTGGTTGCG